ATTATCAATGGCTCTACGTTCATCACCACCTTCCATACCTGAGACTACGATGGATATGTGATCAAGAATGATGTAGTTACATCCACAACCTTGGACCATGTAACGGATCTTGTTCAGTAGATTGTCTGATTCAAGAGAACCCCAATGATCGTACATGTACACACGACCTGTGTTCAATGTGTGCTCAAAGGCTTCTCTGAACTCTTCCTTTGGAATCTCTGCGTCACCGAGATGCAATGGTTTATTCAGGTACAGACCCATGAACCCAAGTGCAGTACGCTTGTTGTTCTCTTCCAGAGCAATGTAACCAATGGTTTCATCCTGCTGAAGAATATAGTTGGCAATCTCACGACAGACCTGTGACTTACCAATACCAGAACCTGCGGTTACAGTCACGATCTCACCTCTACGAATGCCAAGAGTCTTGTTGTTCAGTCCAGTAAAAGGGTACAACACGGATGCCATAGAATCTTCGGCAGACACTATGTCCCATAGTTCGGTACCACATATAATACCATCAGGTCTAAAGACCTTGGACTGCCATAGACAGTTCACGAGATCCTGTACACGATTCTGTACAAGCATATCGTTTGCATCCTTGAGTGGTAACTTTGCTATTCTAGCCTTTCCAGGTGGTAGAATCTGTGCACACTCACGAGATGCCTTGACTCCTGCTTCATCGTTGTCAAAACAAAATACAACCTCTTCGTAGCCATTGAGTAACTCCAATGACTTACGTACTGCTCGTGCCGCACCTGCGGCCCCAGTTGGTACGGAATACACAGGCCACTGGTTGCCTTGTGCTTGAGAAATAGACATAGCATCTATCTCGCCTTCACATACAACTGCTCGTTTACCAGTGCCAGACCACAGGTGCTCACCATACAAACCTATGTCACTCATGTCACCACGGACAGTGAAATCCTTGTTGCGAAACCTGATCTTCTGAGCAACTCTGTTGCCTACAGAATCTTTGTAGTTTGCAATCTGGACTGGCTGTCCACCTAGTTCACCAACTCTGTAGTCCCACTTCTTGCAGGTATCTTCGTTGATGTTACGTGCAGACAGGTATTGATAATCCCCATCCACGAAATCACTATTCATCTGAATTTGTCGTTGTCTTGGTTGATAATTAGGTATACCAGTATCATCGCCATGCTCACGATAATGGCAACCGAAACAATATCCATGTCCATCACTGTACCTCGCTAAGTTATCTCTTGACCCACAAGAAGGGCAAGGCTCATGCCTAACAAACGTACTATCTTCTTCCATCACATCATTGCCCACCTCGTAGGTTAGCTAATTCCTCTTCAGTAAGAGTACGTCCACCTTCCTGTGGCTCATGTCCTTCATGCCAATCAGGTGTGAATACAACTTCAGCACCCTCTACCTCATCGTCATCGTACTTTTCAGTCAGATGATCACCGATGATATACATACACTCTGCAATAGCAAGGCCAACTGCCTTACCTACGTTTGGTGGCAGGTTCTCATCCAGTACACCCATGACCTGCTCAAAAGCATCTTGCAGATCATTAGAGAATACATTTTCCCACCTTTTGTCAGCAAGGTTTATAACCTTACTAGGTACGGTATCCTGTCCTTCCATATAATATCTCTCCGTTTTGTGCCCACCATTTTTTAACTGAGAAGCCTGGGCAATCAGACCCAATCAACTCACCATGTCCAACTACTTTAGCACCCTTAAACATAAATGTCAAGGCATTCACCAGAGAAAACAATGCTTCCCACTGGAATGCACTGTAATATGGATCAGCCTGACCATTCTCATCTACACCACCTGCTAAACATACACCTACGGACTTACCATTATAACCTTTGCAATGTGCACCTACTTCATGTGGGTTTCTACCCGTTTCTATTGTGCCATCTTGCTTTATGAAATAATGGTAGCCAATCCGTAACCAACCTCGTTGTCTATGCCACGAGTCTATGGTTTTGATGTCAATGTCCATCTTAGGTGGAGTACCAGAAGAATGAATTACAATGTAATCAGTCTGCTTTCTTTTTGACATTATCGAACCATTTCTTTGGTATTACCCTTTCTGCATACTCAAATTTGTATTTCTCGCACCATTGCCTATTTGTAAATTTGGAGCCTTCGACACGATTATTTATGTCAGCAAATACAAAGCGTATGTCAAGGTCTGGAAACTGTTTTTTTATAGCTCGATGCTTACGTGCATCTTTCTTCATCAAGCGTCCCTTTGCTTCGATGATGACCCCATTAGGCAGTATGAAGTCAGGTGTATACCTGCAATTCAATACATACCTAACGGTCATCGACTCGTAATCAAAAGAACACTTACGTTGCTCTAAGTTCTGAGCAATCGAGAGTTCAAACTTTGATCTATAACCTTGTAGATCAGAAGTCTGCGTTACTCTTCTCTTCTTCTGCGAACATGTCTTCGTTGTTCGCCTCTTGTTGTGTGCTTTCAATGTTTACCTTGACTTCGTATCCTTCTTCCACATCGAAGATGTCATCACCATTGGAATTACCATTCCATTCGATGAGGTTAAGAACCTGAACACCACGCAGTCGCAACTGCACACCGAGACTCGCACCATGCTGATATGGAGCCATCTCATACGCTACCTTACCTGTACTGCCGTTGGCAATCTTGATATTGGTAGGCAGAGGTGCCTTGTCTGGACCCACGACCATAGGTCGCTGAGTAAATGCCTGACCAGTACGTGAGTTCACACCACTAGCCTTCATTTTAAAATGAAACTGGATACCAGCTTCTAGTCCATCATCACCAAGAATCACCTTGTAAGGCATAAATTCTTGGTAGGATTTTTGTCCTTTGGTCTTATTGACCTCAGACTTCCAGTTAGCATGTGCCTGATCCACCTGGGATCGCATAGCATCTGCTTCCTGTCCAGATAACTGGAGTTTAACATGGTACTGGCCTTCGGCCTTGTAGGTTGTATCGGGCGTTCCTACATGTGCCCAGTGAAATTGACCTTTTGGAGTTACGGCATACTTTGTCATCTTTCTATCCTATATTGAAGTTTAGCCAATTCTAAAATGTCCTCTATTGAGAACGGTTATGAAAAGAAATATTTAGACTCATTAACACCATGAACATTCAGTTCACCTAAAGGTGGTGGATCGTCAAGATCAGGCAACACATCCCTTAGTGTGTCGTGTAGTCCAGTCAGTACGTCTGAGTCTGCATACATGCTTACAAATGATTTGCGTATTGCATGAGCCATCGCAGGTACAAAGTTCGCATGTACTCCATACGAGTCATGAACAACTGCATAATCATTTATACCCTGTAGTATACATTCATTAATAGTCAATGTCAAGGCAGAAGCATCCATACTGTGAACAAAATTAGGACTCAACCCATTGGTTGACCTTCTTTTGTCTATGTTCTCCGATTCTTCAAGAACCGAAGGTTTGATTAGCACATTATCTATGTGCGTATGCACACGTTGACCACGCATACTCTTATATGCTTGATTCACAATGAACTTTGTTGGTGTTTCCCATGTTATAGGGAGATTCTTGTCAGACATTTTCCGACCTATATCACGCAACCATGCCATTGCTTCTCTAGCGGCTACTACCACTTCACCTATTGCATCCCATACGTGTGCTGATAGGTACATAGATGCCTCATATACACCTTCACCGAAGGGGTTATGTGCACCATTTAGTATCCTATCGTTCATGGCTTCTTCAACATACTCACGACACGAGTATCGTGTTCCACCATAGGGCACCACCATGACTGGACGTTTGGTTATCTTCCGATCAATCCCGAAGTCAAGCCATGCTTGTGCATAATTTACACCAAGTGTAGCATCCTCTTTCACCTTTGTCAAGACAACATTTGCTACCATTTGGTAGATGTCCTGTGGGAGTTCCTCTGGTGTGAGGTTTGTTGCCTTACCACCAATAGGATCACGGAGCATAGCTGAAAAATGCTGAAGTCCATTATTCGACCCATCCAGACACACTGGTATCTGTGACATAAAGCCGAGACCTTCAGACACAAAATCAGCCCACTCAAAAGCCCATGCAAGAAAAGACCAAGGTTCATCTGCTTGTGTCCACCAACGATAGTCAAGAGGTGACTTAGCCGATTCACATATTTCGTTTGAATGGTCATATACCCAATTCACTCGATCTTTAAATGAAACCTTGTCATAGCCAAAACAATTAGCACCATGTACAGCAAAGTATTCTTCCTGCTCATGGGTATTGATTGGCATTTTATTTGCAAAGTGCAACAAAGATTTTGCATAGTCTGGACCCTGTGGTGTAAGAAACGAGTTTACTGTATACTTACGTCCACGAAAGTCACATTGATATACGAAATAGATAGCAGGGTAGTCTTTAAATTTGTCTGCCATTGCTAGTGTTCTAGCCAGTTGTATCCTTTTGGATGTAACCTTAGCATTCAAATCATGTACTACCGTAGCTTTCTTTTTCCACTTTATCAACTGGTCAAGCTCATGGTCATTCAACTCACTACGCTTTCCCTTGACAGGACTAGGCAATATCTTGTAATCCTCACGTGGAGGCAAGTTAGCCCACGATTCACCTGTTTCCCAACAGTCTTTTATTGTCTCAAGTACACGTTGGTTTACTTTCCATTGTGTACGTTGTAATGCGTTGATAGCACCATACTCTAGTGGCATAGGATGATAACGCATCTCATCAAGATAACCACGATTCCTGGTTTTAATCATGGGAATCGAGTTGATTCTCGATGTGTGGTACCCACCATTGTACATATCACTCCAGTCTTTTGGAGGTATGACACATGGATAAAAGTAAGGGTGTATAGTTTCACCCTCTTTGTTAAGTTGTTCTATCCAATGTAGTGTAGCATCATTGGCTTGAAGATACAAGACCCTTTTTTTACGCTTGTATTGGACAGTCTTGACTTCCATCAGACCAGTAGTCTGCACGAGAATGTCAATCAACTTACACCCAAGGTGTACCTTTTCAACTTTAGTCCAAGGTTCATGATCCAACATTTCAACCTTGGTCATCTGTCTAATCAGATTGTACCTTCGGTATACCCGATTAGTGGTCTTTTTGTTTACTCGATCTTTAATAATCCTGAATAAACGACCAGAATCATCTGAATTTGACCATAAGTCAAACTTAAATTGATCCTCTAGTCCATTCGCTAGTTTCATTGCTGTTCTAGTTAGTGGACTTCGGGCCGACACACCATCTATTGTGTACTTCAGTGTCAGGTAAGCACACACTTCAGGGTCCAGTAACATTAGAATGTTAGCTGATGTCTGATTCGGACCTACACGACCAGTCAAGGCTTCTGTGAGGTACTCATCAATACCATTGCGAACAACATCCAATGCTTCCTTCATGAGTGTAACACCGTAAAGTGTTACAGACTCACGACCCTTCGACTTAGCATCACGAATATTCTTTTGGTATCTTTCGACACCAAGTCCGTTCATTTCGGACTCTATCTTCTCCTGCTCAAGCTTTAAATTCAATTAAGTTGGTTCTTGGGTACCTTTGAATCTACAAGAGACTCAAAGTTGTGCTCTATCAACTGCATACTCCACTCTATGAAGTTGAGACCAGTCGCAATACGTTCATCAGCATCTAGTGATTCATCACGTAATGCGGTGTCGATCATCATGATCGTCTTTCCCATTATACGTTGAGATTCCTGGTCAAGATCTGTTATTTCCTGTTCCGACAATCCGTACTTTGTACGCAGGTCATCTCTGGTTATGTGTGCCATTTGGCTCAGGTTCATCGTCATCCTCTGTCTCTCCATCATCACACACATTACGGTCAAAGGACATACCTTTGTGCTTGACCTTGCGTGTATAGTCAGTCTTTACCTTGTGGGCTTGTGAGCCTCGGTTCTTTATACCTTTCATGATTCAACCTTTTGAGATAAAGTTCATGCTTTAGCATTATAGTGTCAATCTTTGATTGCATGACTCGTGCTTCCCACACTAGAGTCTGTACTGCTAGAGCACCGTATACCAATAATGGAACAACTACTATAACATTCAAAGAAACAATTGTCAAGATTATTTTTTGCATCCTGGCACCTCATATAAGAATCGAACTCATGTCTACTGGTTTGGAATCAGTCATGTT